CAAAAAAACTGCAATAGCCGATTTGATTTTAAAAGATGTGCTATTTAAAAATGGAAATTATAGAAATGGTATTCACGCAGTTGTTGAAATTGGTAAAATAGTTCTAACAAATGGAACATACAACGAAGACTTCAAAGAAATAACTGCACCTATATACGCTGATGGATATGCTTTTGATGTTATGAGTGAACAAGCTATTGATTTTGGAAGTAACGAGATATTTCCTAAAAGTCCTAAACACGGATTCGCTGGTTATGAGTAAAGAGCAATTTGATATAATATTAAGTAAATGGATTTCTCGCAAGTTGCTTGTTTTTATGGTAGCTTGTGGAGGTTTATTTAGCGGTCAATTAACTTCAAGTGATTGGGTTATAATTGCAACCGCTTACATAGGAATACAAGGGTTTACAGATGTAGTTACAAAATTAAGAAAATAATGGATAATTTAGAGCAATTAGGCAAAGACATCAAAGAAATCAAACAAGCGTTACTTGGCAACGAGTTCAACGACTTTAAAGGAATGGTTCACCAAGTTAAAGAAATTGACGACAGAGTGGGCGATTTGGAAACATTCAAAAACGAAATTTCTGTTTATGTAAATCAGTTTAAAGTTGCGTTTGTAATTATTTTCGGTGCTTTAATAACATTGCTTTTTAAAATATTTTCAATACGATGAAACTAAATAACAGCGGTTATCTTTTAATTTGTGAATTTGAGGGATTAAGTTTAAAGCCTTATTTGTGTTCTGCAAAAGTACCTACAATAGGTTATGGTAATACGTATTACAGTAATGGGAAACGTGTAACTTTATTAGACAAAGAAATTACAAAACAACAAGCGTTTGAGATGTTTAAAGTAATTGCTGATAGATTTGCAAGTAAAGTTTCTAAATTAGTTACAAGTCCTTTAAATCAAAATCAATTCAATGCTTTAGTTTCTTTAGCTTATAATATTGGTACTGGTAATTTTCAAAGTTCTACATTATTGAAATTACTTAATAAAAATCACAATGATATTTTAATTGGATTAGAATTTAAAAAGTGGAATAAAGTAAATAAAAAAGAAGTAACAGGATTAACAAGAAGAAGAAATTATGAAGCAGATATTTATTTTAGTTAGTTTAGTTTTATTTAGTTGTGGTTCAAGAAAAGTAGCAATACAAGAAATTAAGAAAGATTCTTTAAAACAAATAGATACTAAAATTGTTACAAAAGAAGAAACAAATATTGCTATTAAAAATGATATTTATACTGATGAATTTATTATTACACCTTTAGATACTTTAAAAGATATTGTAGTAAACGGTATAACGTACAAAAACGTTGTTTTAAGATACAAAAAAGTAAAAGACAATAGTTTACATATTGAAAAGAAAACAATCGTTAAGAATGAACTTAAAAAGGAATTAACTAAAACTTCAGTTAAAGAATTTAAAAAGGATATAGATAGAAAACAGAATTATTGGAATTATTTATGGTTACTTTTAATTCCAGTTATTTATTATTTATACAAAAAATTCAGATTTTTTATATAAGCATAGCTATTAGCAACTCACTTTGCTTTTTTTGATATATTTTTGAAACTTTTTTTATTATTTTTTTATAAACTTATTTTGTTTTTAAATATACATTAAAAAGTATTTAGCAAATTTACAGTTTTTTTTTGACAAAGTAAATAGATTTTAAAATAAAGTTTTTAACACGATTGTTAATAAAATATAATTACATTTGTATATGGAAAATATAGAGTTTACAAATATAATGAGAAATATTTTAGTTAAACAAGGTGCTAAATATAGTTTAGATAATTATGCTTTTTGTTGTGGTAACAAATGGAATAATGGTTTAAAAGAATATAAAGGTATTCCAATATATTATTTTAATGATGAATTAATGAAAGATATAATACAATTAATTCCATCACCAATAATGAAAGATTATGATTAAGAAACCAACTCGTAAAAGTTTAGTTATAAAATTAGACACAATATTTAGTCAATATATAAGGCGTAAAGATGCTATTAATGAAATAGCTGAATGTATTACTTGTAATAAAAAAGACCATTATAAAAAATTGCAATGCGGTCATTTTATGAGTAGAAGGCATTATTCAACACGTTGGTTAGAAACTAATGTTGGAGTTCAGTGTTATGGTTGTAATATCACAAATCAGGGACAACAATATAGATTTAGTCAATATCTTGGTGATAAGTTAGCAGAAGAAATGTATATTAAGTCACATAAAACAGTTAAATTTGCAGATGTAGATTTGATAGATATGATTGAATATTATACTAATAAGGTTAACGAACTTGGATAGCATACCATAAGAACTGCTTTTAAGTCTTTTTTTTTGTTTTTGTTTCTTTGTTTTAAAAGGCTACTGTAAAAGGTAGCTTTTTTTATTTGTTAAAGTTATGTTAAAGTATTTTAATATAGTTTTATATTCAAAAAACAGTTATATATTTGCAGAAGAAATAACAATTAAAAAAAACAAAATGAAACAATTACTAAAAGACTTTGCATTATCATTATTATTTATGATTACATTAGGAACAATTTATTTAACATTAACTTTTTACTTTTTATAATATGAAAGATTTAATAAACTACCAAAGATTTCAAATTGAAAGTTTACAGGCAAGAGTTTGCGAACTTGAAAACATTAACAATCAAATATCTAATTATTGCTTTGAAGCATTATCAGATGAATGTCCTGAAGAATATAAAACTATAATTAAACAAGAAATTTATAACTTAAAATCAAATTAAAATGGAATTAACATTAAATCAAAAATTGTCTTTAATTCAAAAAGAATTTAAAGCAAACAAATCAAAATTTAATAGTTTTGGTAAATACAACTTTAGAAGTGCTGAAGATATATTAGAAGCATTAAAACCATACAATGAAAAATATAAAGTATCTTTTATTATTAGAGAAAAAATTGTAGAAACTTTTAATTCTAAATCAGAATGTCCAATGATAGAATCAACTGCAACTATTTTAGATAACAATGGAGTTAATGAAATATCAGCAACTGCAATTGTAGGAGTGGATTTAAATCAAAAAGGTATGCAAGTTCCACAACAATTTGGTTCTGCTTCAAGTTATGCTAAAAAATATGCATTAGGTAATCTTTTATTAATTGATGACACACAAGATTCAGATGCATCAAATAAGCACGATAAAACACCAATTAAAGACGATTTAAAATGGTTAAATAAAAATACACCCGAATTTAATAAAGCCTTAGAATACGTTAAAGGCGGTGGTTTAATATCTGCAATAGAAGCTAAATATAAAATGACTAAAGAAGTTAAAGATGAATTAAGTAAATAACGTTTTGCAGCTAACCGACAGGTGGGCATTTAATAATACAAACTTTCAAAATAGCACAAATTATGAATAAAGAAATAGATTTCAAAAAAGCACGAACTGCCCACTTGCGGGTAGGTGCTGTTAGCTGCTGGGCATTTTACTCGGTAGCTGGATTAGGATGGTTTAGGCTTTTTGGTGCGGGATTGCATTGGAAAGATACATCAAGGCATAGAATGTATTTTTCAGAAAGGAATGGATATAAAAAAGCATTAAAGATTGGCTCTTGGCGGATTAGTTTCTTGCCTTGCAGCTAACGGGATAGCTACACGATGGATGGGAAAAGCACACACCCAAACTTCGGATAATGACAGATTAAAAAAGTGCAAAACAAACTTTAAATTAAACAATCAACCCAGCTATTGTGTAGCATATGTTAGCGGATTGTGGCTTTTTATAGATAAACTTCTGGGCGGATTTATAAAACCCAAATACAAATATTATGAAAAAAATAATGATTAGCCAACCTATGAATGGCTTTACTGAAGAGCAGATTGTAGAAACAAGAAACAGTTTTCTAAAATTTGCCGAAAAAGAAAATTTTGAAGTGGTGAACACTTATTTTCAAGACGAATGGTATAGCAAAGAAGCTATGACCGAGAGAGGAGTTATTCAAATTCCTTTATGCTTTTTAGCTAAATCTATTGAAAATATGGCTTTGTGTGATGTGGCTTATTTTGCTAAAGGATGGGAAAATGCAAGAGGATGTAGAATAGAATATGAAATAGCATTGCGATATGGTTTGGAAATAATAGAGGCGTTAGATTAATCTATTTAGTTGGCTTTGGCAGTAGTTCTGCGGTTCTACTGCCATATCCGCTAACTATCGTATAGACGAAGTAGATTTAAAAAACAAAATAAGTATTATCTATTGCGTTTATACTAAGTTATAATTATTATATTTGTAAAACTGAATAGCTGACAACAGTAAAAAAAGGTAAGCAATAAAAAACAAATAATATGAGTGCATTAATTAATTTAAGTTTAAGAGTTGACAAATTACCAAAAGAGAAATTTGTTCAAGGTAAAGATGGAGCAGTTTATTACAATTTTACGATTGGAGTAAATGATGATTCAAATCAATGGGGACAAAATGTATCAGCTACAGATTCACAAACTAAAGAAGAACGTGAAGCTAAAAAGCCAAAGTCTTATTTAGGAAATGGAACAGTTGTGTGGACTGATGGAAACATTAAACTTGCTGATAAAAAAGTGGAAGTTACTGCAAAAGAAGTAGAATCAGATAATTTGCCGTTCTAAATTTAATTGGGTAGTGTAAAAGCTACCCTTTTTTTAAACAAAGAAAACAATAATATGGATATAGAAGCACAAAGATTATTAATGCAAATGTATGAAGAAGATTGCTTTATTAATCCATTAGAAAAAATAGAACATCCAAAACCTGCTATTTCATTTGGAACTAAAAGTTATGAAACAAAAGATGGCGAAGTTAGTTATCCAGTACCTTTAGGAACTTACGGAAATTTTAGTTTTATTCAAGCACCGCCTAAATCAAAGAAAACATTTTTCGTATCATTATTATCAGCAGTATATTTAGCTGAACATTTAGAATCATTTTGCGGTGATTTAAAAGCAAATAGAAATGACAAACATTTAGTACATTTTGATACTGAACAAGGGAATTTTCACGCTGCAATGGTATTTAAACGACCTATAGATATGACTGGAATTAAATCAGACAAATATCATACACTTGCTTTAAGACAATTATCATTTAAAGAACGAATAGACTTTATAGAATACTATCTTTATGATAAATTAGAAGGTAAAAATATTGGATTAGTAATTATTGATGGAATAGCTGATTTATGTTCAGACGTAAACAATATAGAAGAATCAAATAATGTAGTTCAAAAGTTAATGAAATGGACAAAGGAATTAAATTGTCATATAATAACTGTAATACACAGTAATTTTGGTTCAGATAAACCTACAGGTCATTTAGGTTCATTTTTAGAAAAGAAAACAGAAACACAAATACAATTAGAGTTAAACACAGTAAATAAAGGGTTAGTAACAGTAAGTTGTAAACGTTCAAGAAATGCATCGTTTGAAAACTTTAGTTTTAAAGTTAATAGTTTTGGATTACCGCAAGTTGAAGGTGCTTTTTACGACCCACTAAAAGATATATTCTAATGCAAACAACTATAAAATCACATTTAAATGAATTACATACTTCTGCAACAAGAATGCTTGTATTAAATTCAGATAACAAAATGTTAATAAGTTATTTCAAAGACTTAAACGAAAAGTTGTTATATTTGAAAGAATTAGTTAATATGGATTCAAAGTATAATTGGATAGAAATTGAAAATATGATGAATTTATTAAAAGATAAAGATTCAGAATTAACTAATATCAATGTAAATTTTAAGATTAAAGAAATAACTACAGAAAAAAAAGAAGCATTTTTAAAAATTAAAGTTTTATAATTATAAAAATTTTATGAGTAACTACAAATGGTTGGAGCAAGTTGCAAAGCATCACAAAGAATGGGTAGAAGTTATTCATAAACTTGGCGAGTACGATTATGCTGAAGATATTGTACAAGAAAGTTACATTGCTTTAATTAAATACGCTAATGCAGACAAGCTAATTGATGTAAATGGTAATGTACGTAAAGGATATATGTTTTTTACGCTTAGAAGCCTTTATTATCAGTTTTACAATAAAAAGAAAAAGATTAATAAAGTATCTTTTGATGGATGTTGGGAATTATTTGATGAAACAAATGTAGAAGAACATAAAGCGTATAATGATATATGTTTAATGATAGATGAAGAAATAGATAACTGGCATTGGTATGACAAAAAGTTATTTAAATTGTACCGAGATACAGATATGTCTATGCGAGATATTGCAAAAGAAACAAACATAAGTTTAATATCAATATTTCATAGTATTAAGAATTACAAAGAAATATTAAATACTAAGTTTATGAATGATTATCAAGATTATATTACTAACGATTATAATACAATTTATTAATGAAAAATAAAATTTACATAATAAAAGATAATCCTTGTTTTTGCGATTCATATTATTTGTGGAAAAAATTAAAATCAGGAAAAGATGGGTGTTTTAATTCAAGTGGATTCAAGACTAAAGAACTTAATAAAGCATTATATATTGAATATGGAGAAAATTATTATTTTAAAATTGCAAGTTTAGATTTAATTGAATCTTTTAGAAGATTAATATTAAGTTCAATTAAAAGACGAGGTTATAGTAAAAATTCAAGAACGCATCAAATTTTAGGCTGTTCATTTGAAGATTTTAAATTACATATTGAAAAACAATTTACAAAAAATATGAATTGGGAAAATAGAGGACAATGGCACTTTGACCACATTTATCCAGTATCACTTGCAAAGGATGAAGAAGAATTAATAAAATTAAATCATTATACAAATTTTCAGCCTTTGTGGGCAATAGATAATTTAAAAAAAGGAAATAAAATAATAGAACAACAATTAATACTAATTTAAAATTATGGCAAAACAAAAATCAAAAGGGTTAGGAGATTCAATAGAAAAACTAACTACAGCAACAGGAATTAAAGCAGCAGTTGAAATGTTTACAAAAGCAACAGGGGTAGATTGTAATTGCGACAAACGTAAAGAAACATTAAATAAGTTATTTCCTTACAATTCAAATATCAATTGTTTAACTGAATCAGATTATAATTTACTTACAAGTTTTTTAGACCCTTTAAAAAACACATTAACACCGACAGAACAATTAGCAGTTTCAGATATTTATTTTAATGTATTTAATTATCGTTTACAATTAAGTTCTTGTGGTTCTTGTTGGAAGGGTAAAATAGATGAATTAAGAAAAGTGTATAACGAATATAAATTAAATGACTAACTGGAAAGAAGTTGATTTATTTAATTGGTTAAAAGAAAATGTATATCCTGATTTAGTTAAAGCAAAGAATCAAATGTCAAGGTGGGATTGTTACAGTCCCACCACAGGACACAGGCTTGAATTAAAGTGCAGAAAAACACATTATGGTACTTTACTACTTGAAAAAAAGAAGTACGATGCAATGAAGCAAGAATGTGAAAAGCATTTAGATACACCAATGTATTTTAATTCAACTCCAAAAGGAATATATAGTTTTAATTTAAATATTATAATACCTGAATGGGAAACTAATTTTAAAAACCCAGCAACAACACATTTTTATAATACTAATAAAGTAGAAAAAGAAGTAGCATATTTAGAAATAACAAAAGCAAAACAATGGAAAACAATATAATACAACAAGAATATCTTAAATCAGTTTTATTAAGTCAATTATTACTTGAATCAAATGAAGCATTATTTTTTACAACACAATACAAGCAACAAATTAAACACAAAATAAACAGTTTAAATAAAGACTTGGAAGAAGTTGTAAGAAATGAATATAGTATAATTTATAATACAGACCCAGAAACAACAACAAACATTTTAAACAGTATTGAAACAATAGTTAAAAAACTGCAAACAAGTTCAATAGA